TTGGGTGCCTCGTCGGCAGCGTCCTCGGCCGGCTGGTCGTCGGCCCGCAGCTTCACGACCGTGGCCGGGTTCGCCGGGTAGGTGACCACGCTCACGTCGAACAGCTTCACCTCGGAGATGGTGCGCTCCGAGTAGTCAGCGTTCCACTGATCCCGCACGACCCGGAAGGCGAAGCTCATCTGATCTACGTCGCCGCGCTCCATCGCTGAGCGCACCTCCTGCGCGGCAGGGTTGCTCGGGTCGAGCGTCGCCCGGACCTTCAGGCCGATGTCGTCCGAGGACAGCTCCAGCGTGCCAGACTTGCTGCGAGCCAGCGGCAGGCCGGTGTGGTTCGCCAGCAGGCGCACGTCAGCCTCCTGCGCTGACTTCGTCGCAGCGCCACGAGCGATCACCTCGGTGAAGCCACCCATGTCGGGACCGCCGCCGATGTCGTAGCGGTAGTCGTACACCGTGGCGTAGCCCTCGAGGACCGGCAGGCCGTCCTCGGACTGGCGCAGCTCCAGGCGCTCGACCCGACGAACCTCACGGTCCGGCACGGTCACGCCGTCATCGGTGCGGTGGTATGCGTCCATGTCGTGCTCCCCACGATCCATGCTAGATGCCTCCTCGGCATCGATGATCCCCTGCGACCAGGTCCGGCCGGGATCACCGCCCCAGGCGTCCCACGCCACCCGGCCCGGAGTCGGGTAGCCGTCTTCGCCGCTGTTGAAGCCCTCGGCGTCCCGGTCGCTGGCGTGGCGGCCGAAGTAGTTCGCCATGCGACCGATCGTCTCCCGGCTCACTGGCTCGCCGTTCGCCAGCTGCGACGCCCGCCGGCGGCCCACGTCGGTGAAGCCGTCACCGGCCAGACCCTCGGCGATCCAGTCGAGCGCCCGCTGCGCAGCGTCACGCACGCCCGCCGGCGGTTCGTAGGTGTCGTCGGCGGCCCGCTCGTCGTCCTCCGACTCGGCCATGTACAGCGCCGACATCTGATCGTCGGCATCGGCGTAGCTGGCGTGGCAGCCCTCGAGCTCGCCGTCGTCGAGCTTGTGCACGCCGAACGGCCGGGATGCCGGACACGCAGGGTCGTCCTGCACGATCTCCCACGGCATCAGGTCACCGCCTCGTTGTCGTCCATGTCGTCCTCGTCCATGTCGTCCTCGGGTGAGTCGTCGACCGGTTCCGGCATCGGTGGCCGGTCCTCGATCTCCCGCACTTCGTCGACAGTCAGGAAGCCGTTCGTGATGGCGATGGCGTGCGACTCGTAGCGGGTCTTCAGGTCCGAGCGCAGCACGCTGTCGACGTTGAAGCGAACCCGCTGCGGCCGTGGCACCAGCGCAGACAGGCCGTCCTCGAGCGCCACCAGGTACGGCATGAGGCCGAACGTCAGGAAGTCCTGCGACCGCTGCTCCCGGTTCGCATAGGTCACCGACGAACCCGAGGTCGCACCGCCGATCATCTCGGGTGCGATGCCGTAGATGCGTGCGATCTGCTCAACCGTGAAGCGCTGCGCATCGAGGAACTGCGCCTCGTCCGGCGACACGCTGACCCGCTCGTAGCGCAGACCGGCACCGACGACCATCGGTTCCCGGTTGCCGGCGGTCGACCGCACGAACGCACCCTTGATGCCCTGCGCCTGGTCGGCGGTCAGTTCGGTGTCCGAGTACAGGATCGCATTCGGCGTGCCACCGCCGTGGAAGAAGTCAGACCCGAAGCGCTCGGCGCTGAGACCCGCGCTGATCGTCTGCTTGGCGTGCTTGATCGGCGACAGGCCGAACGGCTGGCCCGGCATCGTGAAGATCGGGACGTGCCACAGCGGACCGTTCGGCCAGCGGTCCAGCTCGACGTTGTCGACGACTGCGCACCAGCCCCGGTCCTCCTCCGGCCGCCACTGGACAAGGCCGGGGTCGACCAGCTCCACCGCAGTCGGGTAGCCGTTGCCGCCGACCGCAGTCACGAGGCCGTAGACGTTGCCGGCGGTGAGCAGTGACGACCACGCCTGATAGAGCCACGTCGACAGCGACGTGTCAGGCTGCGGCTGATCGAACAGCGGCGATCGAGGGACCTCGACCGTCACGCCGCCACGCGTCCGCTGCTGGTCGAGCGGCAGGGTGCTGCCCAACCCGGCGAGTAGACGCACGCACGCCCAGACCGCCGACAGTCGCATCGCCGAGTCGGTCGTGACCGCCTGCGGGACGTTGCCGTAGCGCCGTCGTTCGTTCACGAGGTTGATCACGTCTTCAGCGGTGATCGCACGCTCCTCGGATGCACCACGCCTGAACAGGCCCATCAGTCACGCTCCATGAACCAGCCGACGACGAACAGCGCCACGCCGGTGACCGCCAGACCGAGCACCGGCGAGATGAGCCACGCTGCGACGCAGACGGCGATGATGCCGACCAGCTCGAGCACAGTGGCGATCCAGTCCATCGGTCCTCGGTCAGTAGGCGAACACGGGTGGCGAGACCGCTTCGGCCTCACGCTCCAGCGTAGTAGCGCCCCAGAGTGCCAAGGTCGCTGCGACCAGCGGCGAGATGTCGACCGACGAAGCCGACCTCGACCAGGCCCACGCATCGCCCAGTTTGCGGGTCGCCGCAGCGGCCACCGCAGCGTTCATGTCCGGCTGGTCAGTGTGCTGCACCTGGCGGTTCACGATGGCGTCGTACAGCCGACCGCAGGCCGCGGCCATCTGCCGGTGCGAGGTCACTTCCACCCGAATGCCGGCGGCCTCGAGGTCCGGCACCAGCGTCGACGCCGGACCGACCGCATCGACGACGAACGCCACCGGCCGGTACTGGTCCCACAACTGCATACAGCGGGAAACGACCCACTCGGTCCCGGCACGCCGGTCGGCGAGCTCGAAGATCGCACCATCGGACACGGCGATCGACGAGACCGACCGGTCCGGCGACACGTCGAGTGCGAACACTGCGTCGTCGGTGCCCGGTGAGCGGTCGACCACGCACGCCTCCCAGCTGCGGTGCGGGATCTTCGACGCCATGACCTGCGAGGTCCAGCGGTTCAGGTAGGCACGCTCGAACTCGGCCGGCTCCTTGGACAACTGCTCGGCGGCGATCGACTCCTCGGAGACCGTGTGGCCGAGACTCGGGATGCACGACCGCCACGTCGCCGGATCGTCAGGCGCAGCCTCCGGGTCGGCCGACCACTCGAAGTACGCCAGCCCCGAGGTCAGGTCGTCGCGCACTGCGTCCCGGCCGCGGTCCACCTTGGCCTTCAGGTAGGTCGAGTCCGCATGGCCGGCGGTGGAGATGATCCACATCTGCGGGTTCGTCCTCGTGATCATCGCCGGACTGAAGCCCTGATCCAGCCGGAAGTCCTGGAACTCGAACGCCTCGTCGACCACCGCCAGGTCGATCTGGCGGCCGTGGCCCGCACGATCGGTCGGCGACAGCACCTCGTGCAGCGAGCCGTTGTGCCAGCGGATCGACTCGTCGCCGTTGCTGTAGCGCACGTCGAAGGCCGAGACCAGCGGCGACTGGTTCAACGCCGGCACCTGATCGTCGCGCCACTTCTTGCGCGCCGCCTGACCATCCTGCGCCGTGTAGACGATCCGGCAACCGGGCTCGTGCAGCGCACGCCAAAGCATGATCGCCAGCAGCAGCATCGTCTTCCCGGCCTGGCGAGGCACTGTCACGACCACGTCCCGGTAGACGAAGCGGTTCGTGGCCGGGTCGACCTCGAGCGCCACGTCCACGACATGCCGCTGCCACGGCATGAGCGGCGTGCCGAGCAGATCGGCGATGCGCGCCACCGCCGCACCCAGCGTCGGCCGGTCAGTCCTCCGAGTCGTGAACCGCGGCGGACAGCTCGGCGGTGATGCGCTCGAAGATGTCATCGGCCACCTCCTCCGGGGTCAAACGCTCCAGCGTGGCCCGGAACTCCTTCGCCAGCGGCCCGGTCACGTCGCCATCGTCCATGCGTGCGGCCAGAACCGTGGCCAACGCGGCGAAAGTCTCCAGTTCTGCGCACCAATCGGCCGCCTTTCGGCGCTCGCCGAGCCACTTGGTCAAGGCCAGGGTGATCATCCTGGCCATCATCCCATCAATCGCAGCTGCGCCGCGCCAGTGTCAGATCGAGCGGCATTGCAGCTCCAGTGCGCCAGAGCGACGTTGGCTCGGACATCATCGCCGCCGGCCGACACCGGGACCAAGTGATCGATCGTCGCCGACCTCGGATGGCCGACTGGCAGTTGACGTTTCGTGACCTTGCGCTTGCACAGATGGCAGGTCCAGTTGTCCCGCTCGGCAATCTCCTGTGTCGTGTATCGCTCGAGCTCGATTGCAGCACCTCGCATTCGTGCTGCTCGACGCTTCACGTTCTTGCGGCGGTTGCGCGCCTTGGCAAGTTGATCCGAACAGCTCTCGCAGAAACGTCGACCTCGCGTTGTTGGTCGCGGTCCGCCGCAGCCTTGACAGATGCCGTAGCCAGGTCGCTGTTCATGAGGCTTCACCTTGCAGTCATCGCAGACGCGTTTTGGCCATCGCGAAGTGCGCACGAGTTTTGCACCACATGAGCAGTCCGGTTGCCACATCGGATCGTCGACTGGTGGCAAGCCACGCTGCTTGCGATCCTTAGCTCGCCAATATGCAGTCCTACACACGGCGCACATGCGACTGACCTTCGGCGACATGTACGGCTTGGCCTCGGCCGATGGCTGCCCACAGACGCACATCCCAGGCACTCCGAATAGCATGTGCACGTTGACACCTCCCGTGTGTCAGCCGGGACCGGGGCAGTTCACGCTGCGCCCGGTCCTTCTCGTGGCCCCATGTTATGCACAGGGTCCGACACTTTTGCCCAGGACGGAGACGAAGAAG